TATACCGTACCTTTTCTGATTTACTGTTTCCAGCAAAGCTTCTCCAAAAAATCCTAAAACAGGGCTCCAAGGATACAGGAAGCCGGCATTGAAATGCCCCACCACTTTGTTAAGGGATAAGGCGATAGCCATTGTCATTCCAGCAACGGCTATTCTTTTTATGTACGGTTTTACTGGCTGATTGTCTATCATTTTCTGGGCAACCACGCCAAACAGGACTCCTGAAAAGAAAAGCATGAGGAAAAGTCCGTGATTGTCTATTATTACTTTTAAATCCTCTATCATTGATCATGCTCCTTATATCCCTACTGCTGTTTTTTCTTCCCCAAGTATTCTGTGTATTATCTCATCTACGTTTATAGTTTTTTCAAGTGTTTCAGCACCTTTTAACAATAAATCCTCAGTAAATTTCTCAATGTCATCAGGAATATATGGATTGTTTATTTCCTGTGATTTTTTTATGAAGTCCTTAAACTTCCCAAAAAAGTTGTTTTTAACAGCTTCCAGTTTTTCTATCCCTTTTTTAGCTCCAAAAATTATTTCCTTTTCTAGTATTTCTTTTCTGGTAAAATCTACCAGCATTCCTATTAAAATTACTTGTAACTGTTTATCCATTATTATCATCTCCTATTTTTATTATTTTAATTCAATGTGTGGATAGTCCTTAAATTTTCGCCAATCTCCACCCCATTCAATATTTATTTTCATTTCTTCTGCAATCTTTTTTAAATGCTCCGCAACTTCTTTATATTTTTTATTGTTATCCCAATCAATGTTCCCCGGAATCGATGGATCATAAATTGCAAAGTCGACAGCGTGTCCATATCCATCACTTTTAGCCTGATGATTTGACTTATGATTATACCCGTCACAATTTGTTACAATTTTGCCAGGTTTTGTCCGTCCTTGGCTATATAACTCTCTTTGATATTCCGCTGTCCTCAATCCTTGTACTACCATAAAATCATGTGGGCTATCCACTATCGCTCTTTTGAAGAGTTCTGAAAGTTTGGGATGTACTCCTTCCAATCTGCTTAAACTTAGTTTACTTAATACATACATTTAAATCACTTCCTTTTCTTTTATTAATTCCATATCTTTTAAATATTTGTATAATTTGACTGGACTGAACTGATAGCCAACCCTGTCCTTTAACGATTTCAATTTATATGTCAAAGTGAACTGTAAAGCATAATCTATTGCATTTAAACAAAACTCACTGCAAAAATACCTATCGTCATCTTGTACCTTATTAGCATAAAAAAACTGTCCTAAAATTCCTAGATAGTCGTATCCTTTGCCTTGCGCTGTTTTAAAAAACTCAATAATATCTTTCGCATCAATATTACTATCTAACTCATAAACATCCATATTTTTTTGAAACTCAAATTTCCTTGTTCTAACTCCACCAGGATTAGACAAAAAAACTTGCCCATTGTAAATAAATTCGGCATGTGAATATCTTCCAAATGTCCACAATGCTATTAAATGTCCTACAAGATATTTAGGTTTGTGAAAACATATATATAGTTTGTCTTTTTCTAATTCCATAATTTCTCCCTCTACACATTTTTATATGCTTTTTCATATTCTTCTTTTGCATTATATTTTTTTAATTCCTCGTCAGTTAGATTTTCCAAATTATGTGTAAGCAATGTTTCTGCAGCCATTGATTTAGTAGTCTGTTCTTGCATTATGTTTGCCATTTTCATCATATCTTGTATAGTTAAATTTACATATTTCTCACTGTTTTCTTTTGTATAAAATTTCCAATTCTCAAAAGTTGTTTTCTTCAATGCTTGGCACATTACGACAATTCTTGTTAAATTTGATTGATCTATACTCCTGTTATTTTGCAAATATGTCACACCATCAACTTCAAATTCAAACGGTGCAATATCACGCTCCGCTCTTAAATCGTATAATTCTTTTTTTATTTCTTCTATTCGTTTGTCTCGATTAAATACAATTTCGCCATTTTTTATAGTTTCATAATTCTGTAATTCTACAACTTTTCCATTCACAAAATATAAATTTGGATTTACTTGTACTTCCTGATATTCTATCTCTTCCACAACATCCCCAACCATTGTTGGAGCTAAAAACGACGCCTCTTTGTTTGTGCTCAAAACTTGTAATGTGTCATTATTGTACATTATTTTTAATGTATCTTTTTTAAATTTTTTCAGTTCTTCATACCATATATTTCCTTTTTCATTGTACATGCCCACATAATTAATTGTATTCCCAAAATCATCTGTCGTACTTTCTTTTTTTATCTCATTTGTTTTAAATATCATTCTTTATCTCTCCTTTTTTATCTATCCCCAAACAGTAACCCAACCACCGTGTCCGAATTGGAATTGTAAACATCTCATGTGGATCGAATCTGGAATAGAATCAGTATTAAAATTATTAACCCCTGTAACTACATAACCCACTCGTTCATTTCCTTGATCCGCTCCACGAATTGCTGCATTTATATATCCTGCCAATCGCATATTACAAACTCTATTTAATTGTGCATCATTTGCTTTATTCCAAGCGTCTTGTGCTAAATTTCTAACATTATTTCTATCGGCATCCATGCTATTCATGCGATTATCTCTTGCAGCCATATCGTGATTATCCATAATTTCGCACCAGTTTCCTCCATTACGATTCGGTACTTTGTAATATGCACGACCACCATTTAGGTGATAAGCTCCCATATAATTTCCAGCTTCATCGTACATATTATGAAACCTTGCACTCCATAAATCAACTCCATTGCTTCTTACAAACTCTGTTGTATTATCTTTCACTCTATATCCTTTCGAGAACGGTACATACGGTGTTAAATCAGGCTTAGGTGACACTTGTTTAATCGTTTGATAATCAATTAGCCCAAAGGTATTTTCCGTTGCCGGTTTCAACAATTTACTTAAATATTTTACTAATGATTTTGCTGTTAATATTTCATCGTTATTAAGAGTTTTTATAAAATCTAAAATCTGTGATTGTAAATTCTTTGCAACCATATTTTGCAATTCATTTGACTGGTTTTCAACAGTATCTAGTGAATGTATTCGAGCTATTCCTTCTTTCGTTTCCGTTGCTACATCTGTATACTTCACCCTCTTAATTAGTTCGTCATTTATTATTTTATTGTCTTCAACAAAATCAATTCTTTTAGGATATTCACTCCCTATCCATTGATTAAGTCCTAAACTTGTTTTTTTCTGTGCTGGCATTTTTTACCTCCTACTCCTTATATTTTTCTCTATCATCCCAATTTAAATTTAAACTATCCCAAGCGTCCCATGTCTTGTTATATCTGTCAAATTCATCCCAAGTCATGTAGCTGTAAACTATTTTGTAGCCCAGATGGGCAGGCTTATTCAGTTCTATAAAATTGATAAAATTATTTAAATTGGGTGGTATTCCATAAATACTTGTAAATCTTATAATAAAATAGTATTCGTTAAATACTTCTGTTACTTCAATTTCCCCATTTGTAAATATTCTAGCCTGTTCTTTTAAGTTATCGAGAGAAAATATTCTTTTAGATAATAGACGGAACAGAATTCTCTCTCTTCTGTCCTGTAAACTCAACCTTGAATCTGCTTCCAGATTCATAAATTTTTCATATTTCAGAATCTGTTCTTCGTTAAAAAAGTTTAAAAAAATAAACTCCTTGTATTTCTCAATATCATTTTTTATTTTTTGAGCCTCTATTATTAAACTTTTTATTAAATCAACTTGTAAGCTATTTCTTGCAACTTTGGAAATTACTTTTATTTTACTGTTCATTGATAACAACCCCAGTCACTATTACTATTTCATTGCTTTCTACAGTTATGTTTCTGCTATCATTATTTATCATGACTTTGCAGTCTTCAATTCCATTAATAGATAAAACTATTTTTTCAATTCTGTTAATTGATAAAATTTCCTTACTGTTTAAAGTGTATAGCGCCGAATTATCTTTTATCATCTGCTTTATTTTTGAACTAATTAGATCCGATACAGTATTTAACTTTATTCCTTGACTTAAAATAACACTTACAGATATAACAATATTCTTACCGTCGAAATTTGTTACTGTAACATTGGCTCCGATTGGTCTACCGTCAATCTGCTCTATCCTTCTTTTTACCTTCTGTATCAGCTCATTATCAGCTAATGTATTATTGTAATTCGAGATTCTAACTCTTACTGTTCCGTTTCCATTCCATAGTGGTTCAACTAACACTTTACCGACTCCGTCTATTTCTTTTGCCCATTTCTCATAATCATAAATATTTCCACTATGTGCTGGTTTTAATATTCTTTCCTTCGCTCTAGATATTAAACTGTCATTAGGTTCCTCTTCATAACCGTTTGTAAAAGCTTTTTCATTAGTCACTGTAAAGATGTCGGCGTTAGCTATTTCAAAATTTACTATCTCACCTATAGCACAGTTCCCAACCTCTCCTGTTTGCAAGCACTCCACTTCCGCAACTGCTTTTCCGTTAAAAGCTATAGTCGTATCATAAAGCAGCTTGTATTTTGTGCTGTCCGTTTTTAATACTATTGATCCTGCAGATATTGTAGTATCAGCTTTCCCAGTTATTAATATTTCTCCTCTTGCTTTGGTTCCCTGCTTTCTCGTCACTCCGAAAAGCATCGCATGATAATCTATAAATTCATCTTCTGTTGCGGTATCAATAAAAGTTTGCTTAACCCAAAATTCTAGCAATTTATATATTGCTTCAGCTTCTATTCCGTAAGCACTTGCAATGTCAAAATTAAATGTTCCTTCTATTTTAGAAAAATTATTTTCCAAATTAGATAAAAACTTATTCCTTGCTTCTATTTTATTCACTGTATAACACCTCACTTTCTCCATAAACGGTAGAAACATTAAAAGAGACTTTTAAATTATTATCATCGTTGTTGTAGTTTAATTCAAAATTATAGCAATCCAAAATATATGGATTAACTAATAAACAATCTTTAATTTCCGAAATAATCAAAGCATTTTTTATACTTTCCTGATAAACTGTACCAATATGTACATCTAAATCATTTCCATAACTATCCGAATGTATTTCGTAAAAATTTCTTTTAGTTTTAAGTGCCTTAAATATCCATACCTTGAGTGCTTCATTTCCGCTTAATTCAACAAGGTTATTTCCATTTCTCAAAGGTTCCAGCGTATCAAAATTAATTGCATATTCTTTAAACAGAGGTAATTCCTTTTTTTCTTTTTTTTCGTTCTGTTTCAAGAACAATTCTTCAAAATCCATATTTACACTCCTTCTATTGCACCACTTGGCATTTTCACTATTTTACTAACTACCACATAATTTATCCCAAGCACTAAAACTAGCACTTCATCTCCAACTTTTAAAGTATCCTCAAACCATATATCCTTACTACTTTTATAAGTTCCAGAACCTTTAATTGTCGAATGGTCATGGGTGTGTGAAGCAGGTCCATTTCCTATCGCTGTTTGAGTTGTAGCATTAATAGTTATTTCATCAATAACACCGTCTATTTTATAAGTTCTGTGATAATGTGGTAATAAGAAATTAGAACAGTAAATTTGTTCTGAAGGTATTTCCACATTATCAAATTTTATTTTTAATTCAGGCGGTGGACTAGTGACACTAGCTCTTATAAAATTGTTAGATTGCTGTTGTACTCCATTATCAATCATATCGTTAAGTATTTCAAACATGCTCATTATTTAACACCTACCTTTTTCTTGTTTTTCTCATTCTTCTTGCTTTTCTTACTCTTTTTACTTTTTGATTTTTTCGATTTTGGTTTTTCTTCAAATTCAGATTTATCCATCACATTTTCAAAAGTTAATTCTATATCACAATAATACATATCATTTTCCCAAGTATGCGTATCATTTTTCACTAAAAAACTACCAACAAGGTTTGTATGTGGCTCGTGTATTCCTATTGAATAACCGCTTTGTATCAAAACATTACCAAGACAAGTGATATTTCCTGTTTTTTCAACACTTTTCAACATCTCTTTAGCATTGCTGATATTATCCCTATCCTTGTCATACTGCATTACTTTTTGAAATAATCCGTATTTTTCCTTGTCTTCTTTATTTTCTACTTTATCTACTATTTGTTGTTTTTCTTTTTCAGTTTTATAGATAACAATTTGATTCACCATTTGTTCAATATCTTCACCATATTTAGAACTTTTTATATCTTGCTCAGAGTTTAGCATAACATCTGCCAAACTTCCTTGTTCCACAACTTCTATTTTTCCATCATTACTAACAATAGAATATATTTTTTTATCTTTTCTATGCTGAATCGTATAAGCGTTCAAAATTATTTGATATCCACTCTTATTAACTGCTGGATAAGTGCAATCCGCTTTGTCTTCAGGTATATTCCCAACTTCCAATTTTAACTCTCCACAAATTTCTTTTAATATTTGTGACGGCTTTTTCTTATTAAAGTTTTTCACAAAATAATTTTTATTAAGATATATGGAGTTATCAAAACAATTAAAAGTCCTAATTTTACTATCTCCAACAACTTCAACAGAAAAAACTTTACCAATAAATAATTTATCAGCATCAACATAGAATTCCACTTTATCTCCTAAATTAGCAATTTGATTATCATCTAAATATTTTACTTCTAATGTTCGTGATGTTCCATTTATTCCACCTTTCCAAATAATTCGTTCAAATTTTTTTATATGCTCTTTATCATTAATCACAATCTTTAACATTTCCAAACTTCCTTTTTAAACTTTAATCAAGCTATCAATTTTTTCTTTTATTTTATTTTTTAATCCGCTCTTTAAATTTTCAAATCTCTCTTCCAGTTGATACTCTTTAATTGGCGAAGTCTTCCCAGTATATCGCTCATAAAGTTCATTAACATCATCAATCAATCTTGTCTGTTTCCGAGCTTCTATCAAATCAATTGTAATATCAATATCTCCTGTTCTCTCTATTATTTCATATTCCAACTGTTCAATATAACATTTAAAATAAATACTATAATTAGCACTTACCAAAGTTAAAACTTCTTTATTATCTTTATATTTCTCCAATTTTTTTATACCACTCATCGGCGAGTGAGGATTTAGTAAAAAATTAAAAAATTTAGATTTTTTAGCAGGTAAAAATGTAGAAAAATTGACTTTTTTTATGTTTTTTTCTCCTATTAATGCTACTTCTCCAACATCTAATATCTTTACAACTTCACTGTTTTGACTGCTCGTAATTTTGAAATCCGACGGTGGAATCACAAAAATAAACGGTTCTGTATCGTGCAATAACATAAATATTGATCTCATATTGAAACTCCTTTCGTAATTATTGTGATGCTTGAATTTGAGCTTGTAAATTTGACATCATAGTGTTATATGTATTTTGACTAACATTCTGTGCTATCTGTCTAGCTATGCTCTCAATTTTTGCTGTATCATTTATTGTTATATTTGACAATTGTGCTGCTATCTGTGCATTAGCACTATGATTTATAACCTGTTCTATTGATACTGGTTGTGGAACTGGTGGTTGCATTGTAGCTAAACTAGAATTCAACTGACTGGGCAAACTATTCAAAGGACTTAATCCAGTACTAATAGCATTTGTTATAGCACTTGTGTCGAATGGCTGCATTGGATTCGTATTTTGTTGTTTTGCTACAAGTTGCGAAATTAAACCAGCCAGTTGTGATGTTTTATCCTGTTGAATAACAGGTTGATTTTGTTGTTGCATTCCATATTTTGGTGCAAAATTTGTTGCAAAGGATTTCATATCAAACAAGACTTTCTGCAAAGCTTCTGCGGAACGTCTATCATATTCTTTTTGCCTTGCAATTCTTGCTGATTCTTCTTTTTGCGCTTCTGCCATTGAAGGCACTTTAACACCAGAATACCCCATATAATGGAACTTTCCATCGCCAGAATTATAACCAGATTGACTTGCTCCAGGAGTAAAAGCTCTAGCTATAGCTCCTTGTTTTTCTTTTTCTTTTTTTGGGTCTTTAGGTTCTATAAGTTTTTTTACTATGTCTGGTGAAAAATATCCAATAGCTCCCCCAATTGCAGCACCTACCGCCGTTCCTACTCCAGGTGCAATTGCTGAACCAAGTGAGGCACCTAAAGACGCACCTTTAGCTGCAATAAATCCTCTCATCCCAAGTTCTGCGGTTTTTACCAAACCTTCTGCTTGACCTTTTAACTTATCAGGATTTAATGCCCCGCTTTTTTGCCATTCATCAACTTTAGCCATAAAGTCTTCCATCCATCTAGTTGCTATTGGTGCGAACGCTTCTCCTAATGATATTTTCAAATCATCTATTGCCGATTTAAATTGTGCTATTTTGTTAGCCGTTGTATTACTCATATCATTAGCAAATTTATCCGTTGCACCACTAGAATTTCTTACAGCATTAGCAACTTTGTTATAGTTTTCTTCTGTTGTCCCCATAATGGATGCTAATATTTTCATACCTTCTCCACCAGCAATCATTGTCAAATATCTGTTTCTTTCTTCCTCAGAAAGACCTGCAGTAGCAACTTTTAAATCATCAGATAATGCTTTTAACCCTCTAAAATGTCCTTGTTGATCATAAAGTTGAATATTTAAGTCTTCTAAAGCATTTCCCACTTGTTTCGATGGATTAGCCAATCTTCTATAAATTTCTGCTAAACCCCGCCCAGCTTGACCAGACTTAATTCCATTATCTGCAAGTATTCCTAATAAGATATTTACATCTTCAAAGCTCTCAAAATTTCTTGAAGTTGCTGCAACATATTTATAAGCCTCTCCTAACATTTGTACATTGGTATTTGCATTATTACTTGTTGCAACCATTACATCCATAAGTCTATCAGAATCTTTTAACGACATACCAAAAGCTGTCAAGTTATCTGTGACTATATCAGAAGTTTGAGCAAAATCACTTCCAGCCGCAATTGACATTTTCAAAAGTTTTGGTGTCATTTCTAGCACTTCATTTGTTTTCATACCAGCCATAGCTTGATACATTTGTGCTTCTGCTACTTCTTGAGCTGTAAATTTAGTTGATCTACCCAAATCTCTTGTTTGTTGCATAAGTTGCTTTTCTTGTTGTACTGTAGCCCCCATTATAGCCTTATTTCTTCTAACTTGGTCTTCCAAATTCGCATAAGCTTCAACAGAAGATTTTAATGCACTAACTGCTACACCTGCTCCAATACCTACTCCGACAGCTGCCATTGCCCCTTTTACTCCGTTAAATTCGTTTTTTAATTTACCAGATACACTTTTACTCTTTTTTTGTAGTGATATTATTCCATTTCCTACATTTTCCAGCATTCCTGTAAATCCGCCCTTTATTCCATTAGATGCTCCAGCAACCTGATTTTTTAACTCCCCTAACGAAGTTTTTGCTTTTTGTGCTACATTAGTAAACTTATCTTTCAATTCAAGTAAAGCACTCAATTTATATTCGCTCATTTTCTAATCCACCTCCAATCATAAAAAACATAAACAACAACTCTGAATTACTTAATTCCCTTAGACTTTGCAAACTATGTCCACAATTTAAATAGTGAGCGACCGTTTTTGCTTTCCAGTCGCCCTTGATTAGTTTTTTATCTCATCAACCACCTCTTCAACAGTAAATTTTTCATTCCACCCAGCCTTTTTCATAAGTAATTCCGAAATATTTACTATAGTAGATTGACTTAGCACTTTTGACACAACTTCAATCGGATTCATTTGACAACCTAATTTAGTAATCAATTTTTCATCTTTAAATATTTTTCCTGCAGTATAAATCAATTCACTATCTTTGTCTTGGGTGTTACTGGATAAAATATCCAGTATTTCCATTCTACTCAGCACTTCCAGTTCTAAAACGGCACCACCCAATTCTTCAATTTTAACTTTTATAATATTTTTGTTTTCTATTTTTTTGCTGTTTTCCAACAACATTTCCACTGTTATATTTTTCATTTCGTACCTACCTTTTCTTATCTTATCGCATTTTCATATCTAACATCGCTAGGAGTAAATCCGAAAGGAATTTCTTCTTCCACAATTTCTCCTCTTTCAAATTTTGCAAGTTCAATCGAATTTAACCAAACATTATCAATCGACACCCGTTCTTCTTGTCCACGTAAACTATCAGGATCTTTTATAGATGTGACTATTCTACTTCTCACATCTTTTCCTTTTACCCAATTTTCAAGTATTTTTTTTCCACGAGTATAAACTTTAAAAACTTTTATAGTTCCTTCACCTTTCAGTCCAGTTATTTTACTGTCAACAGAAATCCCCAGCTGTACATCTTTTCTTTCCGCTGTAATTTTAGCTTCTACAGATTTTAACTCCGCTACTTTTTCATTATCAAGCCATAACTCTCCATAAGCTCCTGTTATTGTTCTATTTCCTTTTATATTTTCCGACATTTTATCAACTCCTTTTCATTACATTGTCATTACTAAACTAAGTGAAGCCATAGTGTCTACAAACCTTACATCACCAGTTAAATAAACATCATCGCCAGTCGGATATTGTAAAATTTCCAAATCCGTCATACTATTTACTTCTAGCCCATCTGTAATTATTACTTTTTTCTGTGCTTCAATATCAATTTCTACTTTATTGTCATAATCCCCGTTTAACACATTTGGTGACATCTCTTTGAAATATACTTTAGTTATATTTGAGCAGAAATTCATTTTATTGTCATAATCATTTATGTAGTTTCCAAGCCAATAATTTTTAAAAGTATCTCTTATATCATCAGCAATAAAGCACATACCTTCAACTACTTTAATTTTTCTTGTATCTTTTTTCCAAGTGCTGTCAAATGTAGTTTTAGAATTAACTCCATAATTCACTTTAACCACTTCTTCATCGTTGTATAAACTAAATTTACCAAGTTTAGGTTCATAGTCTTCAACAGATTTTAAATCACTCATAGTGTAATTATCTGCACTACGATTTAACGGCATACCCGCAATAAGTCCAGCTATTGCCACTGTATATTCCTGTGCTGTAAAATCTCCATAAATGGACTTATATGTCCCGCCATTCGCAAGTTCTACAATAGCCACATGGTCTGTATTATTTGCAAAACTTGACACATATTTTACAGTTTTACCAATTGCGCCAGTATTTCCAAATTGTTGTTTTACCCAATTTACAACCGTTTGGTCTTCTGTTTCTAATGCTTTTGGATAAGCTAACCAGTTGAACTTTCGCATTTCTAAATCCTTTAATACTTTGCTTGTATCTTCTCCACTTTGTATAACT